CGCACGAGTATAACGTGAGCCAAGACGATCATAAAGGTTATCTTCGATAGCCTCTTCTGTGATCGAGAATGCCAACGCAATGGTCTCGTGGTTGTAACGAGCAGTGTATGCTTCGTTAGCGTCGTCGAAGTTAATTGAGGAACCTTCCGATTTGGTCGGTGCCGCGCCGAAACCGCTCAACATAACCTCTTCTTCGAATGCACGATCAGAAGATTCTGTTGTGAAGATCTCCGCATGTTGGTTTTCGTACCGAGAGTACTCCATACCAAACAAGGCGTTAAGACCTGGTTCCAACTCTTTCGCTAGTTGTGCGCGAGAGATAGCCATAAGTTAGTCTCCTTATACGCCTGTGTTCGAAACAGTACCAGCGACGATAGCACCGTTAGGCGCATTGAAGCTGTTGTTCAAACGTACGATTAGTGGAATACCAGCCGCTGTATAGTCTTGGTTCTCAGGATCGTCTTGAATCCCGATGATACGCAAGTGCAATGCTGCGGTGGTGGCGATTGTGCTAACACCCAATGTAGCAGATGAAATACCTGTGGTTGTTGAACCAGAAGTACCTGCTGCAAAGTTCGCGTTTGCGAATACGTGACCACGAGCAGTTGCTTCGCTTGTTAGTGAAGCATTTGATGCGATAACGTATGTTTGACTTGGGTTGTCATAGACGAAGGCTTTAACCGGATGGTTAGAGTCCGCGCCTGAACCAGGCCAGTAGTTTGAGAAAACTTTTTCACCAGTAGTAGACGAAACGTATTCACAACCCCAGAAAACACCAAGTAGACCTACAGTACCACCTGCTGCCGCGCCAACAATGTCAATGAAACCAGTTGACAGCGGAATAACAGGAGAGCCTTGATAGATCGCGTTAGTGTTACCAGAGGCAATACGATACTCGGTCGTACCAGTGGTGTTTGCGCCAGAACCCTGGACGCCAATCGGACGTAGTCCGAAAGAACCATTAGTATTTGCCATAGTAGCAATCCTCTAAATTACTCGGAGTCGCGTTCACGGCCTCCGAAAGTTACACGACTTTGCCGACTTTGATTGATCGGCATTGAAGGATGTTGTTCCTTCATCAAGTCCTGATCCACAGCTACCATTTGTTCTCGGGTCCGGCCCCCGTAATACTCGTTTCTTTCACGGGCTGTTTCTTCAGGGATGCGGCACAGCATCAATCCGCCTTGCCCGATAACGCCCTCGTAACGACCATCGTCGATAGTTGGTGCTTCGTAGTCTGGATACTCGTCCTTACGAACAGGTTCCCATCCTTCACGCAGCTTTGCGTTTACGTTCATTTTGTCTTCTTCGCCGCGCATTGCGACTCGAATCCAACGATGCACATACCCATCAGGTGCGGGTGGTGCAGCAAGGTGACTGGGCGGTGCCCATGGTTTTCTACGAGTGTCTAAATCTCGGGTATTTTGAGCGCGTGGTTTTCTATCAGCCATTGTTTAATCCTTTACATACTTGGCGTATTCCTCAAGAGGAACATTCAGCTTTTTTGCAATAGCGATCTGCGATGGTGATAGTTTCACGCTATTCTTACGCCCCTGTTTTGGATTGCGAGATGCAGATGAACCAGCAGAAGCGACCTGATTCGATCCCGATTTCTTCGCAGGTTGGAACTTGTTCGGAAACTCCGAACGCAACCTACGATCTATTTCACTATAATACTCATCGCTGTTTGGGTCAAACCCCTCTTCCTCAATAAGTTTACGGTGAATCCCAAATGTGGCATATGTCATAACTTCGTCTTGACCAAACCACTCATTCTTTTCAGCCCACTGCTGTGCCTTTGGATCAGGCTGCGCTTGCTGTTGAGCAGGCTGCTGATACTGCTGTTGAGGCTGCGCTTGCTGTTGAGCAGGCTGCGCTCTTTGCACTGCAACACGCTCTTCAGCTTTTTTCTTAGCCAACGTATAACGGTCAGATTCCGCCGTAGCTCGTGCCAACGACTCTTGCGCAGCTATCATGGCATCCGCGTCACCCGCATCGTAAGCGTCCTTGTACGCGCGTCTTGCCGCGTCAAGTTGACTCTCGATACGTGCGCCATACTCATTTAAGTAACCAGAGTCTAAGTTCTCAACTCTGCTCTTGAGCTTTTTGTTCTCATCGAGCAACTGCTCCGCCATACGAACAGCTTCTTCGCGTTGAAGTTGCTCATTACGGTAACGGTCATTCAATTGCTTAATACGCTTTTGAACGCCTTTCGAATAGCTGTCTAGCTCTTCATCACCAGAGGCTGGCTCTGGCTCTTTCTCCGCAACCGCTGCTTTTTCTTCAGGTTCTTCAGAATCGTCAGACTCAAGAAATACTTCTTGTCCTTCGTCTTCTGTTTCTACTTCAGGCTTTTCTTCTTCATACGTGTTTGACATCTGTCGGCTCCAAGATTGTGGCAATCACTTCGTCGTCGTTAATGATGCGTACTTCGCCACCATCAATCTTAAAGCGAGAACCTGAGTAACGACCAATACATACCCATTGGCCTTGTTCACACCACGGCTCACAGTCTGGCCCAAACTTATCTGGGTCTTTGTATGCCAGTGGACCTAGCTTCATCACATACGCTACAACCGTAGCAACGGACTCCCGTTCCCGAACTTCATCAGGAATATAAAGCCCACTCGCCGTCTTTGCCTGCCCTTGATATGGCATAACAAGAACCCGCCAACCTGTAGGCTGCGGGAGACGTTCGAGTAGTGATTTGTCTAGGAGAGAAGGATCCAGTTCGCGTTTGCCAGGATCTACATATGCGCTGTCCAAAGCAGAAGAATCGGCCTTTGCCTCTTCTCGTTCTTTGTTCATTTTTTGCGCAACGTGTTCAGGAAGATATAAGGTCTTCGACATCGTCTACGTTTTTCTCCAACAGGGTCTTGATTTCTTCACGCGCGAAAGAGAGACCCCGTATCTCTCCCACTGTCATTTTGTACTGCTCCCAATTCTGAACAGAACCATGTGCCAGAGCAGAAGTTAAATCTTTTTCCCGCTCTTGCATTTTCTTATACAGATATTTTGCCAAGTCGACAACATCCATTATAGGTTGTCCTTGTAATCCTCTTGCATGTCTGATGTGATTGGGCCACCTTCTGCCCATAAGTCACATGTATTTTCTTTCATACACGCAAACTTGAGGCTCTGGCAATACCCTGTATTACCTGATTCATCTCCAAGGCACTCAAGCATGTCTTCTGTTTGGTTGTACATTGCACAACTTCCACATACTTGATCTGATCGAAACGAGACACCTGTGTTCGGCTCACGATAGTTGTGATCCGCAATCGCCATGTCTCGATTCATCTCATTTAACTCAGGGTCTTGTGTAGGAAGAGGACATGTGTAGCCCTCTTCTGTCTCTTCCATCTTATCTACCGGAATGCCATCCGGTAGAACGCTGATCATAATATTAACCATTAGTATGTCTGCCCACGTTTAGAGTTATAACGAACATCGCCGCCAAGACCAAACTTTTGCGGTTTTGTCTCTACCATATCGTCAAACATCTCTGGGTTTTCACGCATTAACTGTTCCGCCTTACGAGAAAACAATCCTTGGCGTCCAGCCCTTGGACTCTTTGTTCCGCCCATAGCTTCATAGCCCGATTTTCCAGACATAAACATATCAAGTTGTTCTTGAGTCATTGGTTTCTTTTTACCAGCCATTTCCGTCTCCTATACCATAAGTTCAAAGTGTGGAGCGTCGATAAACGGACGACGGCCCTGTGAGCGACGAGTGTCGATGTAATCATTCATAGCAGATTCCATGTCGCCATCCCATTGCGCAATGTTTGGCACAGTCCATGCCGCACCCCAACGAATCGGAACGTCAACTGCACGGGCACCTTCCGCCATCGCATCTGCGATCTCATCATACAAATTCAACTCCCATCGGCCCCCATCAACATAGGCCATAAGGTCTACGGCGATGCCGTCCAGGTGTTTCGACTTCATAGTCTGACTGGCACCTTTGGCAACCAATGCGCGTTGCTCTTCGATAGTTCTGAGTCCACAAATCACAGAGAAGTCCTGCTTCGTCACCGAAATAGCGTGGCGGACAACAGCAACCATGCGCTCATCCACACCCTCTAGCTTCTCCACGCTACGTTTTCCTAGTTTGTAAGCCATTTTACTTCCTTCCAAAGAATTTAGTTGCAGAACGTACACCAAAACTTGCCGCTACAATAACACCAAGCGTGTATTGATACCAGTCTGGCATAGACTCCAATGCTGCGAACCCGTTCTGTACAGCCCTCTCCGCCCACTCAAACGGTAAGAAGCAGAGAATAAGCGGCACCGAAAACAAAATAGTGAGCCACTCGTCTTTCCACGAGTTCTGCGAACCTTGCGCCATCAGCCGTTCCCAATCAGCTTCTGACGTAGCAGCCGACTTCATAATCGTCGCCTTGGCTTCCGCTTCTACAAGTTTAAGGTTTGCAGCCGCTGCTTGTGCGTTTGCTTTCCCTTTGAGCCAACCTCCAGCTAACTCCGTAATCGGTCCTATTAGTGCCTGAATCATACCATTACACTCCCATATAAGGTCATCTCTACGCCAAGCACTAACTCAAGCAACTTCACTATGAGGTGCGTGACTAACTCTTCACCGGACATCTACGTTTTCTTTCCGCGAAACATTGGCTTCCATTGCATTGAAACCAAAGTAAGCTGCGACCACGCCACTCGCTCCAATCACATAAACACTTGCTATGTCGGTAATTAGCTCTGCGGCCCGATCTAAGCCCACCCAGACTGCGAGAAAGATAACTAGCGGATAGACAAGCATCCCAGCAGTACACGCTATTGTGAGTCGCCTCTGCGTGTCTCTCTTAGCATCTTGATCTTCCATACGTCTGCGGCGATCTTCGAGCATGATCTCACGTTCGTCTGGATCAATCTTTCCGTTTCCGTTTAGATCGTAATCTTCCTTTTTCATTTGCATACCTTTCGGCTATCCGCTTGTGCGTCGTAATTATAACAACTTTCCCGTTTTTGTACACACACCAGACATTTGGCTTAATTTCCACTAACCTCAAGACAAGCCACCGTTTGGCTGTTGTGAACTATTAAACCCTCTTTTGCTTTTCTGCGTTCCTGTTCGCATTCTTCAAACGTGCTATATGATGGCCCTATCTGGTAATACTTTAGTGTCGTTGATGGAATGTATTGTATAAACACAAGTATATACAGCATTACCAACGTCCCCTTGCCTTACCGACAATCCAAATTGCCGCCGCCAAAATCACTCCGCCAACTAAAA